CTCGCAACGTAGGACATGTTGGTATTACGGGTAATTATCCTACAGTTAAAAATTCATATCCTGCGTTAACACTTGGTGGTCCTCCTAAATTTAATCCATATGCAAATGCTCTTAAAATTAAATATCGTGCAGGTTATGAAGATGGGGATGTACCTTTTGATTTAAAAATGGCTACCTTAGACTACATTAAAATCTTACATAAGCAAGATCAAGATCGTGCGGGATTTTCCTTTGAGGGTGAACGTGCCGATAAGTATAAACTTTCAGCAGATTTTCCTCCTCACATTCGTCGTGTTCTTGAGCTATATAGGATAGTATATTGACAGTACAAACAAGATCTTCATCCAAAGTAAGTAAAGATGGTAGACGTATCTTAGAGTTGGGTAATAGACCAGATGCGCTTGCTTTTATAACTAGAGCACAAAGTAAACTTTTTCAGATGCAACGCGAAGCAAGTGGAACTGCTGCTGCTTCAAAATTAGGAAAAGCTGCTTCATTTCTTAATCGTCGTACTGAGCAAATATTAATTGATATTTTTGGTGGAGGTAAGGTTTCGACGACTTCGGGAGGATTTAATCCCGATTTTGTTATTAACGAGCAGCTTGAAGAGTTTAAATTAGTAAGTGTTCGGGAAGATGAAGCTGGTCAGCTTGGCATATCAAAAAAAGTTCAAATAGGTGGTGGAGAGGGAATCAAATTACAACGAAAAGGTCGACAGGAATTAATTACAGGATTTACTATTAATCAACAAGGCGAGGCTAAGGCAACAAAAGAGGAGTTTGGTGTAAGTAGATTTGTAAGATCACTAATTAAAAACAAAAATGACTCAAATGCAATTTATAAAACTTTAAGCGGTAAGGGTAAAGCTGCTGGTGCTGTTAGATTCAGCATGACAACAAAAGCAAATTTTATAAATATTCCTGTTGTTGTTAACACTTCAAGAGGAAAAGAGGTTCAGAATAGAAGGTTAGTATTTTCTTGGAAAGATATAGGTAAATGCGTTAAAAAGGGCACTTTTAAGTTTACTGTGATTGATAACTCGGAAAATGATTTTATAAATTTTGATGGTTATTTTACTCCATCTGTGATTAAAAAAGGTCTTAATGCTATTGATAGAGAGCAACAAAGATCTCTTACCTCTACAAGACCAGGTGAATTAGGCCAAGTAATATTAAAATTGATTGAAATGTTAACCGCACTTCCGAGTGATCCCTCTAACCAGTTATTTTTAGACTTTGTTCAAGATTTTAGTTTCGCAAATGAATTTTCTTTTCTGCAAACTAATTCCGCTAAAATAGTCGGCGGTAGAATGAATATAAAAAGAGGAAAAGCAAAACGCGGTGGTCAGGCTTTTATGTCTGGTGCAGATATAGGTGCGATGATACAACAAAGATTAGGAAAAAAGATGCCAAAGGGTCCGCGCCGTGGTCCACCTCTTTCGCCTAATATTTTAACAGAAAGAACAGGAGAGTTTAGACGTTCAGTCAGAGTAATTCCTAACTATAGAAAAAGTTTAATAAGATTTTTTTATAACCCTCTTTATGGAGTGCATGTAGGAACAGACAGAGATCCTGATGTCTTTGTTCCTCAAACGATTAGAGAAGTAATGCTTGGATTGTATAAGAGGAATTTTAGAGTTGTAAGAGGATTTTAATGGCAACTTCAAGAAGATCAGATATAATAGACTTACTAGTAACAGAATTAAAAAAAATAGACGGAAGCACGTCTGATTTTGACTCGAGTTACACGTTTAACACAGATTTATCTAATAATGTTGAAAGAAATATTCGTTTTTTAGATGAAGTAAATGACTTTCCAAGTCTTTACATAGCTGCGGGAACCGAAATTAGAGATTTTAATTCTCAGAATTTGACAAACGCAACTCTTGACGCTACGATAAGAGCATACGTTTTTAGTGAAGACGAATCACAGGATAAAATGGATGATCTTATTCAAGACATTGAACATGTGGTTTATCGTATCGGAGATAATTCTGATAAAGGTATTCAAGAAATCAGTATTTCTAACATATCTGCAGATGAGGGATTATTTACACCATACGGTCTAAGTGAAATCGAAGTTATTATAGACTATATTTTAGTTTAAAAGGAGAAGAAATATGGCCTCTCTTAATCTACAAAGAAATTCAGAGGTGTTCTATTCGACAGTTGACCTTATTAATGGTGCTGCTGTCACAAGTATGAACAATGAAAACACTTGGAAATTAGAAGTGTTGGCAGGTTTCGCTGTTTCCTCGTCTGCGGCAACTCAGGATATTACGAGTCTGGAATCAGGCACTGACCCTGACCGTTCACAGCAACGATTTAACACTGCGATTAACCCTGTTGATTGGAATTTCCAAACATATTTACGTCCCACTGGTGTTAATTCTGGTGGCACGGCACCTGCATCAGGTGGTGGAACTAATCAAGCAGGTAATGTTATACCTCTTGCTGATTGGTATATGTGGCAAGCACTTGTATCAAACACTAGTCCTTCAAGTGGCACCACTTATACGAGTGTATGGAAATCTACCGGTGGTAACGCTGGTAAGTTAATGTCTACTAATGTTGCAGCAACAAGCGGCTCTCACTCAACCCGCTCTAATTTCTCTACCGCTACTGAAAATCATTTATATTTCAAACTTGATAATGTTATTTATCAGGTATCAAATGCTACGGTAAATCAGGCCACAGTTGATGCTGGTATTGAAGAAATTGCAACTACTACTTGGGCTGGTTTTGGTACGACTCTAAAAGAGCTTACCGGACTGCCTCGTGATAACGCTGTTGCTGCGTTTGGTGGGGTTCTAAATAATGGCACAACGGTTACGGCTAATGCCAACGTAGCGGAATTGATTGCTAATACTGGCCCGTCTTTCATGCCTTATAACCAAATGAATGTTGCTGGTACAATTGGAACTAATTCATTTATTAAGAATCGTCTTAGTCAGATTGAGTTCCATCATAAGGCATCTGCAACTGCTTCAGATGAGAAGTTTACCTTCCCAGTTACTGCGTTAAGTTTTGACTTTAATAATAACATTACTTATCTTACGCCTGAAGAAATTTCAGCTCTTAATGAACCGATCGGTCAGTTTACTGGAACACGTGCTGTTACTGGTTCTGCAACTATGTATCTTCGTGCCGGTGACCTTGAAAGTTCTGGCTTCTTGCGTAACATTTCAGAAGATTCACGCACCTCTTCTGCACAAACTTCTAATGCAAACCTTATTATTGGTGGCTCAACCTCTGGTGATCCTCAAGTTGCATTCCAGCTTGATGCTTGTCAGTTTGAGTTCCCAGTAATTGCTACGGAAGATGTTGTCACAATGAGTGTTAATTTTGTGGCTCAAGAGCCTACCGCGTCTAAAGGTGATGGCGGAGAAGTAACAATTTTCGCTGCTAAATCGGTAGCGTAACAATTTTTGAGGGGAAAACATATTTTACAGAGAGTGCCCGACGGCTTGCGATTCATAGGTTTCCCCTCACCTTACGAAAAGCATATTAACCGTCGGGCACTTACTTTATGAGGGGAAAATTATGAGTAAAATTAAAAATTTGATTGCCCAAGAAACTACTTCTTGGGTTGAGTTTCCAGATATTGATGGATTTGAAGTTGAATTAGTTTATTTGAATCGTGAAGATTTAATGAAAATTAGAAATCGTTCATTAACTTTTAAATTCAATAAACGCACACGTCAACGTGAAGAAGAAGTTGACAACGATAAATTTCTTGAAGCATATGCAGAAAAATCAATTAAAAACTGGAAGGGACTAAAAGCTAAACATTTACCTCTTCTTTTTCCAGCTGATATTTCAGCTATGGACCCAGAAGAAAATATAGAGTATGATGAAGAGGATGCTTTAGAGCTTTTAAAAAATTCAACAATTTTTGACCAGTTTGTAACAGATTGTATGAATGACTATGAGCAGTTTTCTAAGCAAAAAGCCGAGGAAGACGAAAAAAACTAATTGAATACCTTCGGAATGCGTTTTTTTCTGGGGGTATGGATATTGAGCAGTATTTACAAATGTGTGAGCAAATGGGTTGGGAACCTAACGAGGATGAAATGCCTAAAGATCCCTCCCATTTATCCTATAATGTTCAGAGTACGTTAATTTTATATAACGCCCTTCCTGATTCATGGGAAGGTATGTCCGGAACTTGGATGGGAAAAGACTACTCTGGATTAATGGACATTATGGACATATACAGTATGGATAATAGAAAAGAAGTTTTTACTCTTTTAAAAGTTGCCGAGGCAGAAGCGAGTAAATTTTACGCCGAAAAACAAAAACAACAAGAATCTTTAAATAAGGCGAAAAGAGGTAGATAGTTGGCAAAGATTAAAAATACAGTTGACATTAATGTTACTGAAAAAGGCTCTAAAAAAGCCGCAAGTAATATTAATGAGGTCACAAAAGCACAAACCCGTCAAACCTCTGCAGGAGTTTCCGCAAGTAAACAATTTGCTGCACAATCCCAAGGCTTAGGTGGTTTTGTTGCTGCCTATGCTGGCGCTGCTGCAAACGTTTTTGCTTTACAACAAGCATTTGCTGCTTTACAACGTGCAGTTCAGTTTGAGACTGTGATTCAAGGCACTAAAGCTCTTGCATCTGAAATTGGCATTTCTGGACAAGCAGTTTTAAACTCTGTTAAAGACATAACCAATGGACAAATTGCAATTGAAGAAGCTGCACAAAATGTTAATATCGCCTTAAGTGCTGGTTTCAACACAGAGCAGATTGAAAAATTAAGTGACATTGCCACTAAAGCTTCACGAGTTTTAGGTAGAAATTTAACAGATTCTTTACAACGTGTTGTGCGAGGTACTTCAAAACTTGAGCCAGAACTTTTAGATGAAATTGGTATCTTTGCTAGGATAGATCCTGCAGTTGAGGCATATGCGTCTAAATTAAATGTGTCAGCTTCTTCTCTAACTAATTTTGAGAAACGACAAGCATTTGCTAATGCCGTTATTGAGGAGGGAGAGAAAAAATTTGCTGCCATTGATACGACAGTAGGCGGTAATCAAGCAACACTTGAAAAGTTTGTAGTTCAACTACAAGAATTAGCTATAGGTTTTGGTCAAGTTGTAGCTAACGTACTTTCACCGTTAATAGAATTTCTTAGTGATAATAATCGAGCGTTATTGGTCTTTTTAGGTATCCTTACACTTGTTTTTGGTAAAGCTGCTGCATTAGTAGGCGCATCTGTTGGTAAGATGATTGAGAGACTAACTAAATTTTCTGATAAACTTGCGGATATGGGCAAAAAGTCAAAGGAGGTCGGTAAAGAATTAGCTGGTTCGTTTGATGTGGCAAAAGGAGCAGAGGGTTCTATTGGAGAGGGTAAAGGTTTTAATCCTAGAATCGCTGGTCAGGATGCAAAGCAACAGGCAAAGCTACAGGAGACTTTAAATAGGCAAAAACAAAACAATCTTAAAACTACCTCACAACTTACTAAGGCTAACGCTGTTTATACTAGATCTCTTCAAGAATTAAATAAAAATGCAGATGGTAATGCAAAAAGAATTGCATTTTTAAATAGTTTACTTGCTCAAAATAAAGCTGCTCTTAACAACGCAAGTGCTTCAGCGAAAATTTTTGCAGGCGCATCAATTGTTGCGGCTAACGCCGTAAACTTCTTATCTTTTGCATTTGGTAAATTACAGGCAGCTCTTGGAATAATTTTTGCTGTAACTGCTGCGTTTCAACTTTTTGGTTTTGATGTTATAGGTGAAATAAGTAAAATATTTCAAGATTTTTCTCAAAGGGCAGAAGATGCAAATGTCACTCTTAACGGTTTGTTAACTGTAGCAACTGGTGGTTCGGCAGCCTTTCAAAAATTAGCACAAGCTCAAGGAATATCAAAAAAAGAATTAGAAGATTTGAAAGAAACACAAGAAGACGTCGCAAAAGTTATAAGAAGCTCTGACACGGAACTTGTACAATTTGCAGCAAAATTTACCTTTTTGAAAAAACGTGTTGATGAGCTTCAAAATACAGGGTTTGGATTCGAGGTGGCTACTCAAATAGCTCTATTAGAAAAAGAACTAGATGACACAAGCGATAAATTAGAAAGACTTGTCATAGAGCAAGCTATTAAGGGATTAAAGGATTTAGGAGACTCCTCTTTATTTTTAGCTGATGCTGCACGAGAGGCTGGATTAAGCGGTGAGCAGGCAGCTAAAGGTTTAGCTTTTTTAGAAAGGAGAGGAGTTAACACCGGTAAGGTATTAGAAGACTTTGGAGACGATCTTAATAACCTCTCTAAAGAAGGTAAAGGTTTTGCTGGAGATTTTGCTGCTCTTGGTAAAGTTTTAAGTACTGCAAATGAGGCATTTGAACAGGGTAGAACAAATACAGAAAAACTTTCACAACAACTTTTTGGGGCACAGACAAGGTTTAATAGTGCTCAAAAAATAATAAGTCAAGCTGCTGTCGTAACACGAGAGATGGCTGAAGCGTTCCAAGAAGCGCAAGAGGAGTTAGATTTACTTAATAGTAGAGTTAGAGGCCTAAAGGATCTTGACGCCATAGGAAAAGGTTTAGATAACACTTTTGGTAAGTTTATTAAAGCAGCAGATGAGGCTGCTTTTAAAGGCATTTTTGGGGCTGAACAAACAGCTGCATCTCAAGCTGCATTACTTAAATCAATTATACAAGCAGGTGAGGCAGCAGAGGAGTCTGAAGAAATAGATCAACAGACAAGAAAAGAGATAGAATTAGGTAATAAAGCAAGAAAAGTAGCATTAGGGTTAGCACTTGAACTACCAAAAATTCTTGATGAACAGTTAAGAAAACAAAGACAAATTAATCAAACTTTACAAATAGAATTAGAAACAACTAGAAAACAAAATGTTCTAAAAGAGGAGCAACAAAAGTTAGATTCTTTACGAATTTCACAAAACATCGAAAATAAACAAGCCGCTGAACTTACTAAAAAGTTAGAAGTGCAAAAAAGACTTCAAGAGCAAATCGTTAGCTCAATTAAATCTAAGGCGCAGTTTCAAAGAGAAATGATTTCTTTACAAGCTAAAGAAAACGAAATTGTACGTAGTCTTGCTGAAATAAGAAGAAAAGCCGCTGCAGAGGCAAATATTGGTGCTGTGGATGCAGATATAAGAGCAGTTCAGTCTGAGAGAGCAGAGCAACAGGCATTCCCTGGTTTATTTACCAGAAGTCAAGTTGATGAAAAAAGACGCGAATTAATCTTTTTAGAATTTGAAAAACAACTTTTAATAATTAACGAAAAAGAGCGTCAGATTAAAGAGGAAGCCGAAACTGAAAGAATTGCTCTCCGTGAAAGAATATTGCAACTTGCTAAAGAGCGAGAAGAACAACAGAAGCTTTTAGATAAAACAATTGCCATTCAAGAAATAGAAAAGCAGCTTGAAGCAAACAAACAAAAAGCCGAGACAGATAAAATTAAGCAGGAAAATGAGAGACTTAGACAGCAAAAAATAATTGTAGACGCAGAAAGAGAGTCTCAACTATCAGCTTTACGAGGACGAGTCTTAGCCCAAAAATTTGCAGATCAGGCTGAGTTACGTGAATTAGAAGCGCTTGAAGCTAATGTAGAGTTAGTAAATGCATTTCAAAAGGCAGTCGGGGTCACTCCTTTTGTTGAAGCCATTGATAAATTTGTTAGAGAAAAACAGTTTGAACGCGGGTTAAGAGGCAAAGAAATTACAGGAATTGGTGATTTAAGCAAATTTGAACCTGCTAAAATTGGAATTAACGCTGCTGAGCTAAGAAAGCAAATTGAAGGTAATCAGGCGATGAGAGCGCAACAATTTAGCGCACAAGCAGCCGCAATTTCAGGCGCTGCAGGGGCAAAAACTGGTGATTTAAATGCTCAGATAGCGGCTAATCAAGTGTTATTAAGAGATACACAAGAGCGCCAATCTCTTGAATCGCAATTATCTGAGATGAAACGCCAAGATGCAATTACTGAGTTAGAAAATCAAATTAAAATAAGCGATAAAAAAATTGAAAATGCTTTTAAAGAGTTTGACGTAATTGATGCAGAAGAGACGAGAGCGCTAGATGCAGAGATGAGACGGAGAGACGCAGCAAAGGATTTACTTAAAGATAAACTTGACGAAATTAAAAGAGAACGTGACGCATTAAAAAATTTCGGTAGCGAAGTAAGTCAACTATTTAGCGGAGAACTAACAAACTCATTTAAGAGTTTTTACCAAAGTATTGCAGAAGGTAATAGCGTTCTTGACTCTGCTAAAAGTGCGTTTCAAAGCTTCTTACTTAATATAGTAGAAGGTTTACAAGAAAAATTAACAGATAAGTTTATCACTCCTGTGTTAGAGGATATAGGAGCTGGTATTTTTGGTTCCATATTTAATGCAGGCGGTGGTCCTATTCATCTTGCGGGTGGCGGCGCAATGAAACGAGATCGTGTCCCTGCAATGCTTGAGCCAGGTGAGTTTGTAATTCGTAAGCCAATGGCAAGAGCAATCGGCGGTCCTGCACTAAGTGCAATGAATGGTCATGGCAAAGGATTAGGTATGCCTACCATTGACGTCCAGATTAATAATTCTGGTCAGCCTAAAGACGCAGAAGCACAAGTTAAACCTAATATGGATGTTAATAAAATGGTTGTCGAAATTGTGACTCGTGATTTAAGAAATAATGGTCCGATTAGGAAAACACTTAGAGGAGATTCATAATGGCTACTTATCCTGATGACGCCAAAATCTCTATTCAATCTTTTTCTGTTGTTTCAGAGGCAAAATTTACTAATACTGGAACAGATACAGCATTTGATCTAAACTCTCCAGCAGATTTTAACGGAGAAGTTATAGCAATATCTGATGGTATCACTCAAGCTACTGATTCTTATACACTAAATGCTGCGGGAACTAAAGTGACTTTTGAAACCGCGCCTAACGCTTCAAACTTAACATTAAAAGTTGTTGATATTCCAAATAGGTTTAAAATTAATAGAACTGTAGATATAGTAAGAGGTGTATCATACAGTAATTCTTCTGCTACTGTCGTAAATGGTAATACTTTTTTAATTAATGCAAATACTGAATCATTTTCTTTACCAGAGGGAGCAAATGCAAATTTTACTCAGGAATTATTTGTATCTGTTAGTGGTGTTCTTCAAGATTTTTCAGCGTATACATACCCAAGTGTAGTATATGGTAATGATGGTATTGATATTGGTGATAATACTGCAACAAAATTACTTTTAAATTTTGACGGTACGGATGGTGCTACAACCACCACTGATGCGAGTCCTTCTGCGCACACTGTTAGTTTTGAGGGTAATGCACAATTAGATACAGCTGCAAAACAATTTGGCACAGCGTCTTTGTTACTGGACGGCACTAATGACGCTGTAAATTTAGCTGCAAATAGTGATTTTGATTTTTCAGATGACAACTATACTCTTGAGTGTTTTGTACGACCAGCAACAGGGGCTTTTAGTGCTAATTCCACTATTCTATCTAGAACAAAAGATGCAGATAACTTTTATCGTTTAGCTTTACATGCAGATTCAAACCTTTCTTTTTCTTATATGAAAGGAGGCGTGTTTAGCAATGTTACAGGTGGTAATGCTAATGGTGGTGTATTCTATCATGTTGCTGTCTCATACAATCATGCTGACTCTAATTTAGCTCTTTATGTTAATAATGTAAGAGTTGATACCACTGCTTTTTTTGTGACAAATCATACTGAAATGGTAGAAGCTCCACTACAAATCGGTAATGCAAACGTGCTCGCCCAAGATTTTAGTGGTCATATTGATGCACTTCGTATGTCTAAAAGTTTAAAGTATAAAGCAGCAGGTATTACAGCTATGAATACTGCTCCAACGGTGATTGGTGGTGGAGCGCTAGGCTCTTTACAAAGCACAGACAAATTAATAATTAGAACTTTTGGTATGCAACTTACAAATACTGATAGATTCAACTCAATGGCAGACAGAAAACCTGATACTGGTTTTTCGACTGAGGAGGCATTTCAATCAGCTGTTTTTTTAAGTCAAGCTGGATATGAAAAACGTAGACTACAGAGTCGCAGATCCAAGCGTAATATTACTTTACAATACTCTAATATCTCTGGAATTGAAAAAACAGCGATAGAGCAGTTTTACCGTGAAAGAAGCGGAGATTTTGAATCTTTCACTTTTGACTTGTCACATCTTAGTGACTCTGGTACAATGACTACAAGATTTGATGGACCTCTAAATATAACTCAAGTTCTATCAAGAGGCACTTCTCTAAATGATAATTTTTTTACTGTGTCTTTTTCTCTTCAAGAGGTATTTGATTAATGACTGCCAGAAATTATGATGTAATTTTAAGTTTTCCAGGCTCTCCTAATGCTGTCGGAGCGTTTGAAGAAGGCAACACTATTGTTGGAAATACCTCTGCAAGTGTAGGCGTGATTGCTAATGTGGATTTAACTGCTAATACTCTCAAAGTAAAATACTCTAATAACTTTGCAGAGTTTTCGGCAAGCGAAAATGTTCATTCTAACGTAGCAACTGCACGTATATTAAATGTAGAATTTAAATATTCTAACGCTAATACAACCGGTGCAGTGGTAAATAATTTAAATTATGGTGAGTTAAATCAAAACTTAGAGGCGGCTAGATTTGCAATTAGAACTGCTGGAAACGAATTTTCAGAGGCTCTTGCTGCAGAAAGTAAAGATACGGCTCATACTAACGCTCTTTTATTACCCGTTGAAGCAAACTCAAAAAGTGAAATTACAGTTATACTTAATAACGCCATTGTGCATCCTGATCAATACTTATGGACAGGGGACTTAGCAGCTAATGCTAATCAACACGGTTCATTTGGCGGTAATGTTCAGTTAAATTCACAAACAACTTTTAACGTTGTTCCTATGTCTGCAAACGCGATTGTATTTAAAACAGAATCTCTAGCGCGAGATGTTAATGTTACTGTTAGAGTTGATACTGCAAACTTAGAAGCATCTGCATTTAATCCCGCAGTTTTTACAGGTAATACTACTACCGCTATAAGTCCTAATATTTCAGCTATTACACCGTCTCCCTATATCAAAGAGAAAAACTCTTTTACACAGAATCCAATTGTTAGACTTATTAAAATATATTATCCAGGTGAGTGGTATCCTCCCAATAAGGCGGGTAATCCTACAGGCGAAGGCGCTGGGCTATCCTATCCTGTAAATTTTCCTTTTAGTGTGGCAGAAATTAATGGTGATATTATATCAGACATTAATTACAATGTTACATTTGGTGGTCAAAGTTATTCTCCCTATCCATTAAATGTTTCTTCATTAGAACAGAAAAGTGATGGTGAAATTAATGAATTAAGTGTTACATTATTTAATTTTGAAAACACAATAAGCGCGTTAATCGAAGATCCTTTTATTGCTGGTAATAATAAAAATAAT